TCGCTGCGCCAGTCCGATGCGCAAGTGCTGGCCCGTACCCTCGGTGGTGCGGCTTATGGTCTGTACGGTTATCTCGACTGGATTGCCGAGCAGATCCTGCCCGATAAAGCCGATGAGTCGACCCTGGAACGCATCGCCGCGCTGCGTTTGAACCAACCGCGCAAACCCGCGCAAGTGGCCACCGGCAGCGTCAGTTTTACCGCGACCGCCGGCGCTGTGCTCGACGTCGACACGCTGCTGCAAACCAACGACGGTCGCACTTATAAAGTGACGGCCGCACGCACCACGACTAATGGCAGCAACACCACCACGATTGCCGCGCTCGATGCCGGCAGCCTCGGTAATGCCGACGCCGGGCTGGCACTGACACCGGTGCAGCCGATTGCCGGTGTGGTCGGCAACAGTTTTGTGGTGCTGGCGCCGGGGCTCAGCGGCGGTGTGGCGCGGGAAAGTCTGGAGTCGCTGCGTTCGCGGGTGATTCGTTCCTACCGCGTGATTCCCCATGGCGGCTCGGCCAGTGACTACGAAACCTGGGCGCTGGAAGTGCCCGGCGTGACGCGCGCCTGGTGCCGTGGTGGCTTGCTCGGGCCGGGCACGGTGACGGTATTCATCATGCGTGACGAAGACCCGCAACCGGTGCCGAACGATGAGCAATTGGCGGAAGTTCAGGACTACATCGAACCGCTGCGTCCAGTAACGGCGGAAGTGCACGTGCAGCGGCCGATTCAGGTGCCGGTGGTGTATCGCTTCAAGAGCGTTAATCCGGACACCACCGCTGTGCGCGCCGCCGTTGAGGCGCAGTTGCGCGACCTGCACAACCGCGAGGCCGATCTGGGTGTGCCGTTGCTGATCAGTCATATCCGCGAAGCCGTCAGCAGCGCTGGTGGTGAGTACGATCACACGCTGACCGCGCCAGCCGCTGACGTGCCTGCCGGGCAAAGCGAACTGCTGACCTTCGGAGGTTGCGTATGGGGGGCATAAGAACCGCCGCGCAATATCAGGCGCAATTGCGCGCCTTGCTGCCCAGTGGCCCGGCGTGGGACCCGGAGCGCGTGCCGGAACTGGAGGAAGTGCTGCAAGGCGTCGCCGTCGAACTGGCGCGCCTCGATGCGCGCGCCGCCGACCTGCTCAACGAAATGGACCCGGCCGGCGTCAGCGAACTGGTGCCGGACTGGGAACAGGTGATGAACCTGCCCGACCCGTGCCTGGGCGCCACGCCACTGTTCGATGATCGTCGGCTCGCCGTACGTCGACGCTTGCTCGCGGTGGGGAGCCAGGCTGTCGGTTACTACATCGACATCGCCAAAAGCCAGGGTTACCCCAACGCGACCATCACCGAACTCGAAGCCCCGCGCATGGGCCGTTCGCGTTTCGGCTCGGCGCATTGGGGCACGTGGGAGGCGCAGTTCATGTGGACGCTCAACACTGGCGGCCGGTTGTTGCTGGGTCGGCGATTCGGTGCGAGCTACTGGGGCGAGCGCTTCGGCGTTAATCCGGGCTCGGCGCTGGAATGCCTGATCCACCGCAGTGCGCCGGCGCATACCAAGGTGCACATCAATTATGACTAGGGAGGAATGAGGGGATGGATTATCCAAATAGTGTGTCCAGCGCCGGCTTGGTGAATGGGAGGTTTGTCGATGAGAACCCCATGACCGGAACCCCGGGATCGCTGATCCCGGCGGATTGGGGTAACGGAGTTACTCAGGAAATTCTCAATGTGATCAATGCGGCGGGTCTGACGCCGGACGAGAAAAAATACGATCAGTTGCTGCAGGCGATTCAGTCGGTGACGGCCAAGGGCTGGAATCAGGATCTGGCGTTGCCGCTGGTGGCGTTGCCGCTGCCGACGGTGGCCACCGCCGATGGTCGGCTGACGGTCAGCCCGGCTGCAGCATCCACCAGTGGTGGCAGGGTTTCGATTGCGGCAGGCACGTTTATCAGCCTCGGTCAGGAAGTTGTGAATGGTCAGTTGGGTCGTTCGCGCACGTTTGTGACGTCTGCCTGGAGCAGTGCGGATCTGTTGCCCAGTAGCCATTACTTTCTACGCGCGCAAGTCTCTGGCGGTACGCTGTCGTTCTACGTGCAGCGTGGCAACATCCATGACGTGACGCCCGAATCGTTGAAAGGAACGGTAAACGGTGCCGCCGGTGGCGGCTTCCAGTCAACGGCACTGGACATGTGCCTGGCCTGGATCGTGACCGGTGCGCCGGGCTCGGTGCCCACGGTTCGAACCATCTACAACCGTGCTCGCTTGACCTGGACTCAGACGGTCAACGGAACGGGCGCAATTTTCCTGCCACTGGATCCCCATGCACGTTCTGCACGATTGGTTGCCGGCAACCCGACACCCTCGTCAACCGCAGTGACGGCGGTTGGTTTTCCATCAACCGGCTGGGTGGGAGGTAACTATTGCTTCCTGTCGCCCATGATCGCTGGTAGCTCCAATAATGCTGGTGGCTGGAACCCCGCAACGGCTTCCCCTTGTGTGTTGTTCACCAACAACATCGTTAACGACGTGACGGTTTCAACGCTGGCCGCCAGTTTCGACCATGCCAATTTGCGCTCGCTGTGGCAGTGCTATCAGGCAGAGCACAACCTTGGTCAGTCGAACGCCGAAAGTGATGAACTGCTACTGAGCATGGGCATCAAGAGCCATCCGGTCACTGATTACAGCGTTGGTATCGCGGTCAATTTCGCCGATGCCGTCAACGTCCAATTGTCCTGGGAGCTTATTCGATGATCGTTATTCAGGAGCTTCATCAGTTCGACGGCGAAATGCGCCTTCCTCAACCTTCTGCCGCCCATGACTGGGACGGTGAGGCATGGGTTCTGAACGCTGACAAACAGACTGAACTGAATGCGCAGGAAGTTGAACAGATTTGCGTCAAAGTTGACGCCGCTGCCGACAGCACTCGCATCGCATTGGCCGGCGACCCGCTCAAAGCCATGGAATACGCCCAGGCCGCCGCCGACGCACAGGCCTATCAGGACGCCGGTTACCCAAAGAAGGAAGTGCCACTGTCGGTCGCTGCGTGGGTTGCCAAAGGGCGCAGCGCCAAACAGGCCGCCGAGCAAATTCTGAGCAAGGCCGATCAACTGACCGACCATCTGCTGGCGCTGCGTACGCTGCGCCTGAAGGCCAAAGCGCAAATTCGCGCGCAGGCTGCCAAGGGCAACATGGATCTTGCGCGCAGCGCTGGTGACGAAGCTTTGGTCGCCATTCGCGAATTGGCCAGCGGCCTTTCCAACTAAGCCGAAAGCCTTCGTTCAGCGTCACCCAAGCCCACTTCGTTGTGGGCTTTTTATTTTCAGAAAACAGACCGTGGACAGGCACGCAGAAGACGCTGTGTCGACGCCGGTCATTTGTCCTTTCAAAGGAACGAACAATCTATGGATTATCCAAAAAGCGTCCCCAGCGTCGGCCTGGTCGATGGCCGCTTCGTCGATGAAAACCCGGTGGCGGGTACGCCGGGGTCGTTGATTCCGGCGGTGTGGGGCAACAGTGTTACTGAAGAGATTCTGAGTGTGATCAGCGGTGGTGGGTTGGTGGCCTCCGAGGCGGATACCAGCCAGCTATTCAAGGCGATTCAGTCGATTGTCAGTAATGCCAGTCCGATGCGCTCGGTGATTACCCGGCTTGCAGCTTCCAAGTCACTGACTGAGCAGGAACTCGGTCTTGTTTTGATCGATGGCAGTCCCGCCCCCGTGACCCTGACTTTACCTCCGGCGGATGTTTCTCTGGGTGTACGCGATGTGATTCTTCGTCGTGTCGACAACAGCGGCAATCGCCTCGTTGTTCAAGCATCCGGCACCGACAGGATTCGCTTTCACACCTACTTGTCGGCCAGCGGTTATCCGTTTCTGGTGTTGATGGGGGGAGGTGACTGGTGGCATTTGCGCAGTGACGGAGCCGGGAGCTGGTGGCCGATAGGACGCTTCGACAATGCCGCCTTGGGACGCCCGTTTTTGGAGACCACCACAACGCTTAACCCGGGAGGTTATGGCGTTCCCAACGGTGATCTGTTCAAGCGCGCCGAATGGCCGTGGCTGTGGGATTTTGCTCAGGCGTCCGGGGCACTGACGACCGAAGCGGCCCGAGCGGGCAGAGAAGGTGGCTGGACCAGTGGCGATGGCGCTTCGAACTTTCGAATTCCCGAGATTCGGGGTGAGTTTTTGCGGGTGCTGAGTGAGAGCAGAAGCGTTGATGCTGGACGTGTAATAGGCAGTCTGCAAATGCACGCCTTGCAAAGCCACAACCATTATCTGCCGACGGGAACCGGGGCGACATTCAAGCCTGCTCCAGCGATTCCGGATACTGCCTGGGACGTTACCACCAACGTCAATTTTTTACCGACTTCAGCAACGGTGGCAACGACCTATCCCAACCCAGCATTCGACAATGATGCCTACATCGGCAATATCGGCAATTTCGCTGGCGAAACCCGACCGCGAAACATCGCCTATCCCGCGCGAATCAAATTTATCTGAGGTGCACATGTTCAATTATTTGATAGATGACAGCGGTGCATTGACCGGGCCTGTCGAGTTTCCGCTGGTGCCCGGGATCGGTCTGCAACTGCCAAGCAATGCTGTGACGCTGAGCATCGAACTCTCCCCTGCGCCTGAGGGGTTTGCCTGGGCCTATAACAAGGGTTCGTTGCAACAGCAGATCGATTGTCGTGGGGATGTCTATCGCACTGACACAGGCATTCGGGAAACCTGGAACGCGCTTGGCGAATTGCCGGAGGGCTTCACCCGGTTGCCTTTTCCGGGTGGCTTTCACGTCTGGTTGGGCAACGCCTGGCAGGTCGATGAGGCCGCGCAACTGGCGGATCGCAAACGCATCGTCCTCGTTCAACGCGACGCGTTGCTTCGCGATGCGGTGCTGCGCATCGCGCCCCTGCAATACGCCGAAGACATCAGCGATGCCAGCCATGACGAACAACTGCTGCTGATCGAATGGAAGCTCTACAGCGTCGAGTTGAACCGCATCGAAAAACAGGCCGGTTTCCCCGATGAAATTGCCTGGCCGGTCGCTCCCGGCGCAGCCGCAGCCAACTGATTCAGCACAGGGAGCAGTGCAATGGATTATCCAAAAAGTATTCCCGGCGTCGGGCTGGTCAACGGCGGCTTCGTCGATGAAAACCCGCTCGCCGGCACACCGGGATCGTTGATCCCCGCCGCGTGGGGCAACAGCGTCACGCAAGAAATTATCAACGCGATCAAGGCTGCCGGATTGACCCCGGATGAAGCCAAAACCGATCAACTGGCTACAGCCATCGGCGCTCTCGTTGATTTCACCAAGCTGAAAAATACCCCAACCACGTTGGCTGGTTACGGCATCACCGATGCGGTGGGGCGGTTGCTGGGAGTTCGACAGTTCGAGACGGTCGGGATCACGGTTTACAAGCCCAACCCAAGAGCCCGGCGCATTCGTGTACGTCTGGTTGGAGCCGGTGGCTCGGGGGGAGGCTGTGCACCGGTGGCGGCGGGTTATCACAGCATCGGCGGTGGCGGTGGTGGTGGCGCCTATGGCGAGAGTTTGTATGACGTGAGCGCGGAAATGATGGCCGGCGTGCCGGTTTCACTGGGAGCGGGTGGCGCCTCACGTAACGCGATGGGGCAGGCCGGTGGTGGTGCTTCTTTTGGCAGCTACATGAGCGCGGCGGGAGGCATGGGCGGGCAAATCCTGACCTTCCCCGTGACAGCCACGGCAGTCGGCTTCGTTCAGGGTGGCGCCGGAGGGCAAGCCGTCACGGGTGGCAACCTGGCTAACGCACGTGGAGTGGGCGGTGGTTACGCCATGTACAACGCCAATTGGGGCGTATTGGCCGGCGGTGGTGGGGCGAGCCCGTTTGATGGCGGTGGCCCGTTGATGGGCCTCAGTGGCCCCGGTACTTCAGGGAGCCGAGGCTCGGGTGGCAGCGGATCTTGTTCGACCAGTGCGTCTGCCTCTGTCCTTAGCGGTGTCGGCGGCAACGCCTTCTGTGAAATCTGGGAGTACGAGTAATGGCCGTTTATGCACGGATCGAGAATGGCGTGATCGTCGAACGGATCGACACCGGTGACTACGCAATCAGCCAACTGTTCGCGCCGTCTTTTGTCGAGTCGATGGTGCGAGTGCCGGATGGTCAGGCGGTCGAAATCGGCGCGCCGATCAGTGAGTTGCCGACAGCTGCCGAACCACTGCCCACGCAGCAAAGTCCGGTGATCCTCCAGGCGCCGGTTGCTGCAGATCAAACGCCTGCGGCAGCGGAACGTAGCTGGCGTCAGGCATCCCTTTCAGCGACCGAATGGCTGGTCACTCGCCATCGCGATGAGCAGGAACTGGGGCGCGGAACCTTGCTCAAGGCTGCGCAATACCTGGAACTGCTCGAGTACCGACAAGCGCTGCGCGACTGGCCTGATTCGGCGCTTTTTCCCGCAGCGGATTCCCGGCCGTCAGTGCCGCTTTGGCTGGCCAGCGCGATTGGCTAAGGCCTGCGCGCCCACTGTATTTCAATCAAGGAGATGAACATTGGACTATCCCAAGAGTGTGCCCAGTGTCGGAC